GGTTGTAGTAGTAGCCAGGGGCATTAGAAATGTGGTGCAATGCAACCTGAATAAATTCTTTAATCGTTACCATATTACACAGCGTTGTTCATTAAACTGTGGATCACAATCAACATGGATGAAGGTTTTGTAAATCCCAATGCGGTCAAAGCCAACTTTCAGAAGCGAATCCAGGATTTTAAATTTCCACCGGGGATCGTGGCAATGAATATCGGCCGCATAGCCCCGAAGGTGGGACGAATTGGGCTTGCCATTGACCTTTGTATTGTGTGCCTCCGTCCGAAATCCGGAATTGATCTTGAACGGCACCCCGGCAATTTCCCGGGCTTCATCCAGGCGTTTTAGGAAGTCCGGATTCATATTCTTTCCTGAGCCTGGCAGGTCAGGGCTGTCAAATTCAGACAGTTTGAAATGCTTTAATTCCATGCCCCAAAGAAAGCCAAAAAAAATATTTCAAAGTTTTTCTTCCTACCTTTGAATTTGAAAAAACGAATATGAAATCTATTCAGGCACTTAACCCGAAAAACTATGCCAGCAGGACGGCCGATTGTTGCTAATGAATTAGACCTAATTTATTTTAATGCCAATCAAGACTTTACTGATGAAAAGTCAATGGTTGATTATGTAATGCTAAACTTAAAGAGGTTTTTGTTAGAAGATTTTGGAGTTGAACCAGAAGGAGTAAAAAGAGAGTTTTGCCTTAACGGAGATACAAGGAAAGGCTCACAGGGGGTCCGTATTGATTTATTTGTGCGCACAAAGTGCGGACAAAACCTCGCTTTTGAGTTTAAAAATCCACAAAAAAGAAACCCGTACACCGAACTTTCAAGGGCTTTTGGGCAATGCTTAATGTACCACCAAGAGTTTGGTAAATTGCTGAAAGACCCTGTTCGAATAATATTGGTTTCAAATAGGTTTAGTAAAGAGGCTTTTGAGATGCTTTCAAAGTACAGCCTCCCAATCGAAATGATTTGTTTAAACAAAAGTCAAATGATTTATGGAGAACTTAGGAAGGCCAACTGACTATAAATCAGAATTTGATATTCAGGCATATAAACTATGCCTATTGGGATTTACAGACAAAGATCTTGCTGCGTTTTTTGAGGTTACAGAACAAACAATTAACAATTGGAAAAAAAACAATCCTTCTTTTTTTGAGTCACTCACGCGAGGTAAAATAATGGCCGACGCTGAAGTTGCCGAATCTTTTTACAAATCTGCCACAGGGTTTGAAAAGGAAGTGGAGGAGGCAAAAGTTGTAAACACTGGCGACTTCCAGCAGCGCGTGGAAATAGTCAAAATCAAAAAGTATTTTCCGCCCGAAAGAGGGGCTCAGCTTTCATGGCTAAAAAACAGACAGCCTCAAAAATGGAGGGATAAGCACGAGGTCGAAACCACGCCCCAACAACTTACCGTCACCATTTCCGGAATTGAACCTCCACCCGGGGAATAATACCGTTGTGCTAACTTTTATCCGGGCCAAATTAGCATAACAGATAAAAAGTGAATGAACTTCAACTTTCAACGGAACTTTTGGCTGAAGTGGTATTGGCCTTTCATCGAACCACTTTACACAGTTGAGGGGCATTTTGGAACCAGGGCATCAGCAAAATCTCACAACATTGCCCGAAAGCTAATTTACCATAGCTTTAAGCCGTACCAATTCAATGTAATTCACTCCCGAAAGGTTTATGGCGATATTGAAGGATCCACCTTTAAACTGCTGACCGACCTTATTTACAAACATTTCCCGAATGACTTCATAATCAAGAAGGATCACTTCTTCATCCAGAACAAACACACGAAGAACTGGTTCCGGGGTTTGGGTATGGATAAGCCCGAAAAGGCAAAGGCCGTTGAAGGTGCGAATATCGCATGGATGGAAGAGGCCAATCAGTTTGATGAGGCTGATTATGATTTCATTTCAACAACTATCCGGGGCGAAATTGGAACGCCGGTTTCAATGATTTTATCCTGGAACCCGGAAAGCCAGAACCATTGGCTCTTTTCGGAATACCAGAGAAAGAAAGACCTTCCAAACCATGTTTTTTACAAGTCCACCTTTTATCAGAACTATGCCATTGATCGGGAGGAGTTCCATAATAGGCTCCTAAGAATCAAATCAAAGGGCAAAGAAGGAGAACGCAGATATAAGGTTTGGGCCGAGGGTGAATGGGGGATTGAAGATATGGATTACCGGTTTGCCTACGGTTTTAATCCTGAGATTCACGTAAAACAGGCAAAGATTAAAGCGGTCAAAGAACTACCTCTTTACCTGTCCTTTGACTTTAACGTCACCAATACTTGTGGGGTTCAGCAATTTTTAAAAAATGGACCCGGGGCGAAGTATTACGCCACGATAAACCGCATCAGAACTTACCGAATAGGCGACCTTGGTGCCCTCTGCGATACAATCTTGGAAGATTTCAAGGGCTTTGAATTCATAATCAATGGGGATGCTTCAGGAGGCAACCGGAGCGCATTTAGCCAGGACAACATCACAGCTTATCAGTTTATTAAAAAAAGACTTCGGGTTAATGATTTTGCTATTCAAGTTCCACCAGCAAACCCTTCGCATATTGCATCAAGGGCTGTTACAAATCTGGTGCTTCAAAATTGTTTGGTCCAGATTGCTGAAGAAAACGACCTGCTGATTGAAGATTCAAAGCTGGCAGTTGTGGATCGAAATGGCAGTCTGGATCCTTGGAAGAACAAAAACCCGAACCTTGGGCACAGCTTTGACGAATGGCGTTATTTCCTTTGGGCCAACTTCAACGAAATTTCTTCCATGATTGATTTGTAATATTGTTGCAAAAGATTATACATTTGCAAAAATCAGAACCATGAGCTGTTTACCAAACTACTTTGTCCAGGCTCTTTTGCCGAATTGCGCAGACGACCTGATTGTTTATTTGCCTCCTGATTATGCAGAAGCAACGATTGATGTTTTTATTGTAAATGGGGCTGGATTTTCAATTTCATATCTTGCTTATGTTGAAGATGGGAATTGGGTAAACATTGACCTAACTTCAGTTTTATTTCCTGAATCTTTTTTAAATCCTTGGGGCGGTCCTTACATTATCCGGTTTCGGGATCCTGATTCAAACCAATTCCTGAAGTTCACCGCAAAAGACGGCACGATTACTGATTCGATTCAGTTTAGCGTTGGCAACTTTACGCAGACAGAAACACCATTTATCAATGCCTTTACGGATGTGGTTCCGCAGGGGTATGGGTCTTAAATAAAACAGAACAATGAAAAAACTACTCACCACCTTAATTCTTTTGGCTTCGATTGCTTCCTGCCAAAAAACCGACTTTGTGGAATACCGTGTAACCGGGATCACAAAGAAAAACTCCTTTGCCTGTGAATATGCCCTTTATGCCGGACAAGGGAAGCCTACCATCTATATTCAGGACGAATGTGGAAAGTACAAGATCAATCAGGTTGTTTTTAAGATGGAGGATTAACTACCTTTGATTTATGAAAACTAAAAAATACTGCTCAAGCTGCGGTAAGCCCGGAACCAAGAAGCCAAGACGGCCAAGGAAGTAATGCACATCATTCTTGATGGTGTTTCCTGTGCTTTGTTTGCTTGGTTCTTTGCGTATTGCATCGACAACGTGCCGTACCTGAAATGGTACGGTTTTTTGCTTTCTAAACTACCCAAAAACCTTTCAAAGCCTCTGGGTTTTTGCCCTTATTGCTTTGCGCCCTGGTTCTACATTTTAACCCTATTTTTGCCCAATGAAATTGTTCAAGTGGCTTATGCCTTCGGCTGGACCTACGCAGCCAGTTGTGTCTTCGATAAATTCATCAGCACCGACACCTAACTACCAAGGAGTCCTCGACAAAAAGCACTGGCACAAGGTGGAATTCGCCTTCACAAGCGGAGGAGTAAACTATTTCTGCTGGAATCACGATATCCAGATTCCAATCGAAAGAATGGTGGCCGCAAAAGAGGTGTACCACGAAGCCGAATGGAGACTAACACCGGCCTTGGTTCAAAAAGCCTTTTCTGAAATCAATCAGATCCTTTTTTCAACCAAGTACAAAGACGAAGGCAAGCGCAAGGAAGAAATAAGCCGAATTTCGGTTTTGGTTTTGGAACGAATGAATCTTGCCTTTCACCCTTCAATGGAATTGAAGTTTTCATCCGTTGTTTACTTTGATGAGGTCGAAAACCCATTTACCTACGACTACCCCTACGCAACCAAGAAAATCGAACATTGGCTGAAAAACATGGATGTCCCTGCTTTTTTTTTGCAAACGTCCGAAGCCAAATTGATTCCGGGTGGAGCCGAATTGCAAAAGATTTCCCAAGATTTTTTGAAAAGCCTAAGCATGGAAACCACTCTGAACGTGGCGTTGATGGAGATGTTGGATACTACGGAGAAGGAATCCAGCGATTCCGCCAAAGACTTGCGGAAAATATTAGCTTTGCAAAAGCAAATGGAATTGACCTTGAAAAACTTGGCGACAGGTCTGCATGGGAGTTCTATTTCCTGAAGGAAGAATACTTCCAGGCACTTGAAAAGGCTAAGCGCAATGCGAAAAAGTGAGTACCTTATCCAAAAATCAGATTGTCGTTGAATACGTTGTTCAAGATGACGATGTAAAGAAAGTAGTTGGTGGCATGAACACCTTAACCGCAAAGGAAAAGGAAGCCCTGACCGAACTCCGAAAGTACAACGACCAACTTAAAAAAACCGGATCCGAAGGAGGCAAAGCGGTTGATCAGGTTTCCGGCAAGTTCGGAAATATGAATTCTATTGTGGGGAACTTTGGCAAAACGATTGCCGGGGTTTTTGCGGTCAGTCAGATTATTGCGTTTGCTAAAACCGTAGCTGATACTACTGCCAGATTCCAGCAATTTCAGAAAGCTATTGATTTTGCTTCAGGCTCTTCAGAGAAAGGGGCTGAAAACATGGAGTTTTTGCGGCAAACGGCAAATAGCCTTGGTCTGGATTTATTGGCCCTGGTTGAGGGGTACAAAGGTTTTGCAGCATCTTCAAATCTTGCAGGAACATCGATGCAGGAAACCAATAGACAATTCCTCGCTGTTTCTAAGGCTGCTGCTACTTTGGGATTAAGCGCAGACCGGACAAAGTTAATCTTGGCGGCACTTTCTCAAATTGCTGGCAAAGGGGTTGTGTCTATGGAAGATTTGCGACAGCAGATTGGGGACAGCCTTCCTGGTGCGCTGGGCATTGCTGCAAAAGCAATGGGGATGAATATTGCTCAGTTTTCTGACTTTGTGGCTAAGGGTGAAATTGCATCAAACGATTTCCTTCCAAAGTTTGCGACTGAACTTGAAAAGACCTTTGGGCCAAATGCTTCAAAAAACATTGACACAATCACAGCAAGCCAGAACAAATTTAATACTGCCATTGATAGTCTGGTTTTGGCAATCGGGGAAAAGCTCGAACCATTTCTGAAAGGTTCTTACGATTTGGCTGCTGGAATTGCTACACAATTGGCTGGCATTGGTAAAAAGGCAAAACAAGAAACGGTTGAAAATATTGCTCTAAGAAGGCTGGAATCAGACCTGGCTAAAAAGGCATTTGATATTGCACAAGAACAGGGGGTTTGGATTTCACGTCAATCGGCAGCCAGGGCATTGATTTTTGACTTGGATAAAAAGATTGATGCACAACAACAAAAAAACGCTGACCTACGAATAAATGCTGCATCAGATTTTAACGGAAAGCAAAAAATCCAACTACAACAAGGAGAGAAAACCCTAAAGGTTTTACAGGCAGAATTATCATTGCTCGAAGTTGTTGCAGGGGTTCAGGTTACATTTCAGCAGAACCAAAAGAAAACACAAGAGCAACTCGAAGACGAATACAAAGCAAAAGTTAAACTCCTTGAACTCGACAAAAAAATAGCTGCCTTGCGCATCCAACTTCGCACAGAGGAAGGATTTGAAAGGAATCTGGCTTTGCTCCGGAATGATGTTGAATACGGGAAGAAGCGGTTGGCCACAGATAATGAATTCGCAGCGCAAGGAGTTCAGGACGCTAAGGACAACGCAAGGATTCAGGGCTTAATCAACCAAACAAAATCGAAAGAGGTTGTTGCTACAATCAAAACCGAAGCCGAAGCCAGGAAAAAAGAAGTTCAAGCCGCAAAGGATGGAATCCGTGAATTGCAAAATGAGCAAATTAAGTTTGAGAACAAGAAACGCACAGATGCAGAGGAATCAGTTGAAAAGCAAAAGAAACTGAATAAGGAGCTTGTTGACCTTGAAAAAGAGAAGCAGGAAAAGATTAAGGAAATAAAGGGCCAAAGCAAAAAGGATGATAAACAATTAAAAAAGGATATTGCTGAAATAACAGTTCAGGAGTGGCAGGCTTATTCAATGGTTGCAAGTGCTGCACTTGACAATGTGATGAACCTTTACGAGGCCAACATTGACAGGCAGATGAATGCCCTAAATCAAAAGTATGCTGCTGAAATAAGGTTGGCCGACGGCAATGCTCAGAAGATTATGGAGTTGGATGAAAAAAAAGCTGCCGAAGAAAAGAAACTGCGGGAAAAGGAGTTTCGGGCGCAACAGGCTGCTGCCGTTGCTCAGGTTATTTTTAAGACCGCCCCACTCATTGCGGAATACTTTCTTTCGGGACCATTAGCACCGTTGGCGGTTGCTGGTCTTGCCATACAGGCATCTCAGATTGCCTTTATTATGGCCCAACCAGTCCCTGAATTCCGGGAAGGAACAAAAGGAAAAGCCTACCAAGGTAAAGCCATTGTCGGTGAAGAAGGATCCGAACTTGTGGTAACCCAATCCGGGAAGGTGTATAAAACACCATCCACGGCAAGTTTGGTCAATCTATCTGAAAAATCCCATGTAATCCCTGCGCCACTGACTGAGAAAATCCTTTCCGGGAAGTATGAGGTCAATTCAAGTGCAGACTATTTACCCGGGCAGATTGTCGCACGATTGGAGTCCATTGAAGGAACTTTGAGGGGATTACCCTTTACCAATGTCCAATTAGACCGCGAGGGATTCTTTGTCTACCAAGAACAACGGGCCGCTAAAACCAAAAGATTGAATTCAAAATTCAAAAGCCCGATGTTGAGATAAATTTTTGTTGCAAAAAAGTTTGGCCTTCTGGTTTCTTTGTTTACTTTTGTTGCAAATTAAAACAAAGAACAAAATGATTGAATTTATTGAAATGCTCGTTACCCCCGAAATGGCGAAGCACTATTTATCACAAAACACTGCCAATAGAAGACCAAAAACTCCAAGAGTGTTGTTGTATTCAAAGGAAATGAAAGAAGGCCGATGGAGGGCTGAAACTGCGGAAACAATCAAAATAGCATCTAATGGAAGGGTTTTAGATGGGCAGCAAAGATTGATGGCAATAGTTCATTCAGGGTGTAGTGTAAAATTCCACGTTGCATTTAATCTTGATGAATCCGTGTTTTCGGTTTTAGATACCGGTTCTTCAAGAAATTCCACTGATACGTTCAGGGCTGCTGGCATCAAACACGACAATTCAATCCCCTCAATAATTGCCCACTATAACTTTTTAACTCTTGATAAAGGCCCCAAAAGTCAAGTTAATGGGAAAAGTACAAATTCCGAACTTTTGGAACAATACTATCAAGACCCTGAAAAATGGCAAAGGATAGCCAGCCATTCCAGAAACTGGTATATGAATTTTGCTAAGATTTTACAGCCATCATATTTTGGCGGATTTTACGCTTTATTTTCAGAATTAGACCCTGAAACGGCATTTTCATTTTTTGAGCAATTGGCGACTGGGCTTGGAATTACGAATTCATCGGTTAATTTATTAAGAAATAAATTGATTCAGGATAGGACATCTTTGCGAAAGATGCCGCCAGCATTAAAAATAGCGCTAATAATAAAGACCTGGAACTTTTTCGTAAAGGGTCAAAGTCCCAAAATATTAAAGTTTAACCCGATAGCCGAGGAATATCCAAAGCCTATTTTAAAATTTTAGAGTTTTCGGAATCAGCCCACAAAAGCCTTTCAAAAACGAAGGGCTTTTTTTATTCCCGTTTGCGTTGCCGCAAATATTTTCCCTTATCTTTGTCACAGGTTTTGTTATCTCATTTTGTGAATTGTTTGGCGGGGATGAAGGGCAACTTTCATCCCTGTTTTGTTTTGTTCTATATGTTCTCGCAAAATACCTCGGAATTTTTTCGGGGTTTTTTTGTGTAGTTTTGGGCCATGTGGAAATTCTACATTGACGGGCAGGAAGTTGATGAACCTATTGGATGGGATTCGGTTGAATTCGTTGCTCAAAGACTCGAAGCGCATGGTGTTGATCAGCCTTTCGTAACTGAATTGACTTGGATTGGCAAAGGAGCGGTTCTGCTGAAAAACTTCTTTGATGCACAGTTTATTAACGCCACGGTTGATTTCACAATAACAAGTCAGACCAAAGTATCCGGGCAGGAATACGTTTTTATCGGATACATTGACTTTGGCTCATACCGGGAACAAAAGACCAAGGACCAACCCGGCTGGCAAATAACCGTTGGCGTTCTCGAAGATGACTTCCGGGAAAAGTTTATGTCCCGACAAGATGCAGAACTGGATCTGATTGATACGAATAGTCTGGACCAAACAGATATTGGGGCCGCAAACCTTGATGTTTTTAGGAACCATAGCCAGATATTGTACCTTGTAGGAGCAGGAAGGCAATACCAAAACCGGAGCCTTGTTTTTGGAACTCCATTTGAGCCTGTATTCCCAATTTTCTTTAACAACTCAGATTTTAAAGGTGTTTTTGGGTCTACCTTTAATAACTCAGGGAATTATATTACCGGGACCAACGTCTTTTTTCAAGACAACCAAGGTGTTCAAAGAAACCTGAAGACAAGTGGAAGATGCCAGTTTGATCTGAAAAATAGACACCCCTTTAACAGTTATCGGGGCTTTGTCAATATCCTTATTATTGACGATGCGGGGAATCCAACAGCTACTTTTTACACGCTTTTCACTACTCCCCCAATCCCTCCAAACAACACATACAGCCTTGACGACACCTTTGTTCAAAATATTGTTGTTCCGGCAAATTATCGGGCTGCGTATTACATAGCCCTTGAATTTAATCCGGTCGGAGGGTGGGAAACAACTTTCTATGCCTCAAACACCTTAATGGTTGAAGAGCTAAATGGAAGTACAGCTACTTCATCAAAGGGGTATTATCCTTTTGATTTTTTAGATAGAGCAATCACAAAAATAGTAGGCTACCCAGGTGCTTTGGTTTCTGATGTGTTTACAGTTGGAACTGGATGCCTTTACAACTTTGAATTGACCACAGGTCTTTTTATCAGGAACGGGGAATTGGTCCCTGATGATGACACAATAGTTCCGGCAATAACAGCCAAAATGATTACCTCTTGGCAGTCAATTTTTGAAGGGTTGGACAGAATCTTTTGCCTTGGATGGGGATTTGAGCAGGACCAATACGGAGGCTGGCGGATCAGAGTTGAACCAAGGGATTACTTTTACAACAAGGGTTTAAAGATTGCCCAATTCAACAAAGTAAGCCAAATTGAAAAGGCTGCAATGCAGTCAGAGATTGCCAATAACTTTCTGATCGGGTATTCTGACCGATGGAAAAACCGTAGTCTTTCGGGAACTTTTGAAATCAACACTTCTCGAAGCTACTACGTTTCAAACAGGGCCAGAAAGGAAGATTCGACCAACAAAATTGACAATCGAAGCAATTTGATTGCGGCTGGATATGCTATTGAGTTTTATCGAAGACTGGCAATTCAAGTAGATAGCTCAGGCTCTTCCGACCAGCCAAACGACAACGACATTTTTATTATCTGGTTGAATTATGAAACAGTTACAATAAATCCAATCGAAGGAAGTGGATATGATTTGCCGGGGGAATCCGGTTCGGTAACATTTCCTGCAGGTTCAATTTCATGGGGCAGTAATTTCATTGCCGAATCAAACAGCCCAATGAATAGGCTTTACAATGTGTTTATATCACCTGCCAGGATTGCAGCACGATTCTGGAAATGGTATGGAATGCACACCTTTGGCCTTCCGACCAATCAGGCAAAGCTATTCTACCAAGGCGGGGAATATTTCACAGGGTATTCATCAAGAATAGCCGGGGAATCAGCACCGGAGGAATGTATCGAAGTCAATGGTGGTTTGGTTCTGTCAGAAGAAACCGATATTTCACCCGCAATATTGAATCAGGAGTATTGGGAGTACATTTTGAAGCCAATTACCCTTCAATTTTCAGCTCCTCAATCCTTGTGCGACTTCCTGTCAATGGTAACACCAGGGACCGGATATATTGAAGTGAACTCAGGGAAGGAAACCTTTTATGGCTTCATCAGGACGGCAAACAATAAGCCAATCGATCCAAGTTCGGGTATTTCCGAAATAACCTTACTTTTGGCATACGCAATTCCTGCACTTGGGGATTACTCAGATGATTATTCAGACGACTTTTCAAACTAAGAAATAAAATGGCACAAAAGACACGGGCGCAAATGGTTACCGCAAATGATTCACTGTTCACAGCGAATGGTGTAAAGGCGATTACCGGCCCTTTGGAAAATACTTTTAACAAAGATTTCATTGATTCGGTAAACTTCCTTCCG